GTTTCTTTTTTATAACGACTGACTTGTATTTACTTTTCTTTGCTATCATTTTTAGGTACCAATGTTTTTTCTGCGTCTATTAATTTTATATTACCTGATATGGAAACTCTTTCTCCTTCCGTTGTTTTAAAAGGATAAACCCAATGCGGTAGGTGTGCTGGAAAAATAAACATATCACCAACCTCAGGTAAATGTGAGTGAGTTTGTAAAAATAATTTAAATCCTTTTGATCCAAAGGCCATATTAAAATCAAATGTTATACAACCAGGTCCCGGGCTGTTAGCAACACTTGCATGACATTCTTTATGCAAATCTTTTGGGACTTCTGTATACACCACAAAGGATAGATCTCCGTCGTGAGTGTGAGGTGGATTAAATTCATTTTTCTTTTGACGATTAACCCAACTGGTAATTAATTCAAATCCATTTGCCAAAGGCTGACCTCGGTACTGATGATAACCCTTAACGTAACTATCTAAATAAGGATATAAAATTTTAAAAACTTCTTCTCTATCTAAAGCTTTTTCATTTTCTAAATGACCGGCCAAACTATCTCTGTAATCTTCTTTACTTTCTAATAATTTAAAAGATTCTACCTCTTCTGGTAGTAATGTATAGTTACATACAAACGGCCCCCAATGCAAAAATTTATACTCTATTCTTCTAGTGTCTGTCATAATTTCCTTCCATAGAGTTTTATACATGAGAAACTGCTTTTGTAAAAAGCGTTTTCACGCGCGCGCGTAGGGATTTCCCTGAAGCACATTGTAACAGCATTGTAACAGCATTGTAACAGCATATTATTCAGTAATATCAACACTTTAAAGCCATTGTAGCATTGTATCACTATATTTTTCAAATTTTTTTTTCTAAACATAAATCTCATACAGAATACTCTATGGGTCCTAGGTCCCTGATGCCTGGAGCTTGCCATATAGGTCAACTCTTCTTAACCATTCGAACGTAAAGTGTTGAAATTCCTTACCAGTTGACACATATCTCAGGACATCTCCACCCTTGACGCTAATTAGAATCACTCCAGAGTTTATCTCCGTACCATACACATAGTTGTGAGCCATGGCATAAGCCGCGCATTGTATGAAATAATCGTCAATCCACTCACGTTTCTTGTATTTATTGCTTTGTTTAAAATCTATGATAGACTCCCGGCCTTCATAGATCCCAGCAACGTCTGAGGCTCCAGCATACAATCCAGGGTACCATAGAGGCATCTCTAGCCCCCAGACCTCTGTGAGAGGGCTGAAATGGCCTTTATCGATGATGTTTTGGGCCATGACGCCTGCCTCAACACCTAGATCTGTAAGATCCATGTGGCCCTCACCTTTTACGTATCCCTCTAATATCCGGTGCATTATCGTGCCCCGGGCGGCTGCATCATCACGTATCTGGTCTGCCTTCTTTTCGCCTTCTCTTTGCCTCCATGCTGCCAACTTTGCTTTACTCTCCTCAGACTTGGTCGCAGACAATATCGTTGTCACTGAGGGCAACTTCTCATCATTTATATCATAGACCCTACCACTTGGCAGGGTTACTCTTTTAATAGTTTGATAATCAAACTTTGGTTTACCGTTCCATATCATATTAGCCTTTCTAGTTTAGAATCATTCTAAACTCATCAATTGTTTATATTCCTCTAAGTTGACTACCTTACCGTTCATCTTTAGATGTGAGTAATGTTCGATCACTTGTTGAATTTTTTCTAGTTTAACGTGGGCCCAAGGCCAGATCAGACAGCAAACATAATATGCATCTCTAAATGTTGCTCTCCATTTATATTGTTTTAGATACTTTGTACCATCTTTGCGTAGACCTTTTACAGTCTTTGGTCGAAGCGTTCCAACACCTAAGACTTCGTGGACCCAGAACAATACAGAATAATCTGTCATGGTTATCTCCATGCTGATACGCATGCTATTGGAAAGACGATAGCCTTTGCCTTTATGTTTCTTTTTCTTCTCGATGCCACGTTTAAAATTTATTGATCCTTCGCCATCAAATAGACCTGCAATATATGCTCTATCACATTCAGCTATCATCAAACGCCCGCTTTCCGTGCACGTACTAACGGGTCGCCAAAGGCTCGAATCCTAGGGTGTTGCCCTATATGGAACCCCCAGAGGCATTTAGCGCGAAGCATTTTTTGCATGGGGCTCGTCCTTTTCATCACTGTAAACTCTGTCATTCTGTTCTCTCCAACATACATTTATCATCACCCATCTCAGATGTCTTGAATCCAAAGTGTTCTAATATGTATGCTATCTTACTCATCTCGTATGTTTTAATATCGTCAAATACAAATCGTGTACCAACCCTGGATCGTGGTGCAAAGAACATAACTTCTTCTAACACTTTCTCCGTGGTGTGTGGTCCATCGAAGTGCACGAAGTCGTAGACGTTTACTAATCCCTTTTGACCGTTTCGATAAATAGGCAGGCCACCACCAAACGCATTAAAATATTCTGTGTCTTCTAGTTGATACAAAATAAAATTCTCATGGTTTTTAAACTCACTTAAAAAAGTTTGTTTCATAGAGTTAGGGTATGTAGGTACCTTTGGTGTGCCATCCTCATTTACCAAAGGTCTACCCTCAAAGTCTGTCCAGTATGCAATTGTACCATTCTCACGATCTATTTGTTTATCGAGATGTTTGTAAAGTAAATCACCATATGGATCGATACCAACATGAAAATAATTTGTGCCTTTCAAAGCATCGGTAATAACAAGAGAGCCATAACCCTCTCTAACTCCTATCTCTACAGTTAGATAAAAGGGTTGTTTTTTTAAACCTTTTACCCACTGTTCCAGTAGTTTATATTCTACGCTGTCACCTCTCATTTACCCAATACCGTTGTTGTTTGAGTTTGTTGTGTTTCAACAATTTTTCTCTTCATTCTTTTCATCTCTGAATACAACTCTTGCATTTGAAAATGGGTGCAATTCATTACAAAAAAAGCTAACTCATCCCTCATAGATTTTTGTGCTTCATGTGCTTTTGCTTTGTTTTTACTTATAACTTCTAAATGTTCATCTCTTAACTCTGTCATTTTATATTCTCCTCAAAGTATTTTTTTGCTTTCATTCGTACATATTCATGGTCAAAACCTGCGTATTGACATACCATCGCGAAGTCTCTGTTTGGTTCTAAAAAATATGCACGTGCTCTCTCACATTTATAACCTCTTCCAATGCCATAGTCTCTCCAACCTTTTCCTATCGCATCTTCTAAGGCTACAATTAAAACATTACGCCAGAGATTTCTCTCTGCATGTTTTACCTCTCCAATAACGTTAACCGCTTTTGGAAATACGCTTTGTAAGTTTGCCATTTAATTTCTTCGCTTTCTCATCTACTAACATTCTAATCACTTGTGCTCTTGATAATGTGACCCCTGGTGCCAGGAGCTTGGTCATCTTATCAATTTTATCATAGCAGGCATGATCGACTGCGAGACTTTTGTATTTGCTTATGTCTGTCATCTAGTATATCCTTTCGTTAATATCTAAAGATATAGGATATTTATATAATATTACAAGGGTTGTCAATGAAATTTTTTTTAACTTTATACATATGTTCTGTCATGCACAATAATTGTATGCCAGTCTTGCCTAGTATGCACGATTATCAACAATCTCACGATACATTTGACAGCTGTATCAAGGACGGTTTGGGCCAGTCTTTTGAAGTCTTTTTTAACGGTGAAAATTTAAAAATTGACATGATTAATGGTAATAGACTCTATCCTAAATTTACGTGTGAACCTTATACTCCAGAGCAGGCAGAGACTTAATTATTGAATCCATGCCACTATACTATATCTTGTTCCCTCTGTTATTGGCTCTATTGCATGAGGATACATAAAGTTACTTGGAAAAAATACAATTGATCCTGTGTCTAGTTTACATCTTTTAACTTCAAAATTTTTTTGATTTACAAAAATTAAATTACCGCCAGTATAATCATTATTTAAATTAATGATAATACTAATTGATCTTGCTACGTCTGTGAAAGTATCAACGTGATATTCGTACTTACCACCCACCTCATATTTCAATAAATCAATTTGATTTATTTTGTTATTGCAAGTTTTAGGAAACTTTGCTTTGTAATGAAAATAATACTTTTCTATTTTTTTATTAATTTTATCAAAAATATTTTTTTCTTCTTTAGGATCTAGATGATGTCCAAGTACATTTCTTATATTTTTATTTAATAAATCATTTCCATCTTCATCAATAGCTAAATTTTTTAACTGTTTGGTATTAATATAATTTATTATCTCTTCACAAAATTGTTTCTCAATAATATTATTTAACTCAACAATAGCCTCGGTGTGATCCATTATTATGTTCGGCCTTGTCGGTTATATTTTTTATAACTACGTTTTTCATTTTTGTTTAAACTTTTTTTGTGACGACCCGGACGTTTACGAGGTTTTGGTCTTGGTACAAAATGTTTAAATGTTCTCTTGGCCATTATATTTCTAACACTATACTTAAAGAAAATCTGTGTAAATTTTCTTTAGGAGCAATTCCTCTATGGTACAATTTACTAGGAAAAAGTAAAGCTTCTGATTCTATAGATTTATAAAAATTATTTTTCTCATTAATTTTTATTTCAGTTCCTCCATCATTGTCATGTAAATTGTATATAATAGAAAATTTATTATCTTCTTTCATGTCTTGATGAAATTCCATGACACTTCCTGGATGATACCAGTTCCAAAATAATCTATCTATTTTTTTAAATTTCATAAATGTATTTTTTTCTACTATGTCAAAAATAATTAGAGCATATGTATTTAAAATATCATCGCCAACAAATGGAATTGTTGGTGACAAAATAAATCCAGAGTCTTTCTTATTAGGGTTTTTTGTTAAAATATTATCAGATCCAAAACGCCAATTTTGTGCACCATATAATTTTTCTATAATTTTTTTATTTGTATTGCTGGGAATATTAGTATTGATTTTTGTTATCATTCGCTTTTATGTATGCTTTATCACTTTCAGTTAACTTTATATATCTTATGCTACCATTAACATGTTGCCTGGTGTCTGCTCCACAGTTGGTGCATCTGTAAAACTCAGATACAATTGCAACTAAAATAGTATCCTCTTCACATTCTTCACAGTGTCCGTGCACTGTATCTATGTTTGCAAATGCTTTTTGTATTAATTTATTAGTCATTTTATTAACAACATATTACATGATAATCTCATCCAGCCAAACGTATTTTTGTCCGGAGCTTCTGCCGTGTGATACTCATTACTATCAAAAATTACACCTGATCCAGATTTAAAATTAAATTTTTCTCCATCAACATAAAAAGATCCCTTCCATTCTGGATTCCACACAGGAGTTAAAAATAAAACCACAGATGTTACATTACTATCTTGCTCTGCATCTTTGTGTAACCAATTATTAATATTATTATTATAAGTTATATTAAACCACATCCTCGCTATATTAGTGTTAAGACCTATGTTGTCTTTATTTAATCTTTCTTTTATTCTGTATACAACAGTTTTTCCCCATAAATAAAAAGGATAATGATTAGTTGTTTCATTGTATTTAATTAACATGTTAGGACCTGTAGTAAATTTTTTATCCCAACTTTCTTCTTCATGGTCCGAACTTTTTCCTGTGATGTTCCAGGCATTTGTAGATGTAATTTGATTATACATAAAAAATAACTCATCATTACTTATTATGTTGTCCAACACTTTTGTTTTCATTCTTTCTTAAACTAAATCTGCTGCCCTTCCAATTATTGGTTTGTATTTTGTTTTACCTTCTGATTTGTATGCGTGTAAAAATTGTTTTCTTGGTTGATCAGGTGTGTAACTGCAATGTATCCACCCACTGTTTGGCTCACCGGGAGTGTAGAACTCAAGTATGAGCTGGTCATAGTCTAGGTTCTTGTTAATCCAATCAGCTAATTCTGCATTGTCTGTGCCCATACATTCGAAATCTGCGGCCTCGGCTTTAGCATGCTGTGAATTTACAGAGCTACCTATTTTTAAACACAGCTGTTCGCTACGGAAACCGCTAGTCACCTTGACCCTGCCAAAATGATCACGTACTGGCTGTAAAATATTTTCACAAAGTGCTTTTAGTTTTTCTATCTGACCTGAGTTTGGATTGTTATTTATATCCAACCTGATCGCAGTGTCAGATTTAATTAACTCTTGAAGAGTAAAGTTACGTGAAAGATTCATTAGTAATTCAATATTTTATAATCTTGATAATAATAATTTTTTATATAGTTTTTTTGTTTTTCGTTTAAATCAACATTATGCTTATATGTTGGTTCATGTAAATAGTTATTTATTGTCTCAGAATCTGGAGAATTTAAGGTTAAATAAAAATTATTATTTATCCATTCAAAAAAGTCTTTGTCCAAACCTTTTTCAAATTTCCAAACTTTAGTGTTATATTCGATAAAATTTACTTGAGGTTCAAACCAATTATTTGTTTTAGTTCTTCTTAAATTATTAACAATATTAAAAAAATTCGATTCACTCTCAAACATATTATTAATTAAAATATCATTAGCATGAAGAGTGTTTCTTAATGTAGATACAAATTTATTTATTGGATCTCTAACAACTGTAAATTTTTTAAACATTGTAGATGAAGGATAATAATTATTAGTTTGTAAAGAATTTAAATGCGCAACTTCAACGTTGTCATATTCTTTTTTAAAAGAGTCATTATAACAAAGATGTCCACTATTTTTAAATAAGTGATAAATAAACCTACCACCAGTTTTTGGTATGTGAATAAACAACAGATCAGTATTTATAATCATCTTTCTTTTTTCGATTATATCTTTTTTTATTCTTAATTACAAGTTGCCTGAAGCGTGGTGTACGGAGCATTTTTGCAATCTTATTTGAGGATGAGTTTTTTGATTGAGAGCGAGCCATCAATATTCTGTTCTACCTCTGCCATAGACTTTATGCACTGGTGCTGTATATTTTTGCCTGTTTCAGTTCTTTTGGCATACCTCTTACCTTTTAAGCACATTGCCATCGAAGGTTTGCTTGTGTCAGGATCAATCTGAATTCTGTGTTCCTTGATCTCTCCATCAATTATCATCAGTAGGGCTACGACTTCTAAAATCATTGATACCCCTTTCCATTTTCTCTAACTTTATCTTTTAACATTTCAATATCTGCCAATGCTTTTTCTAATTGTGATGCAAGAAATTCTATATTAACTTTGTTTGTCATATTCATCTCTTGAGTCTTTTCCATTTTCTCGACACTTTTATAAAGATCCTCAAGTAAAAAATGTTGCTCCTGGTCTACGGGGACCTGTTCGGATTTTTTTAACAAATCATTTTCAAATAACTCACGTGATGTCTCTAACGATACCAACCTTGCCGTCAGCTCTGTATAAGCGAAGACGCCGGCTGCGACGAGCAAAATCAGAGAGGCAACCGTTTTCATCGGCATCTGCACGGCAGCGGATTCAGATATGTTGAGTGGTTTATTGGACATGTGGTCCTCCGCAGAAAGCCAGAACGACTAACATTACAATTAGTAAACCTGTAAAGTAATAATTCATCCTGGCTATCTCCATAATTAACCTATAAGCCATTGGTGGATTTTTTTAAACGGCCATGAAACTACAGCCCAAATCCATTTAATAATTTTTTTTACCATGTTGTCCTCCTCATGTGTATGCGGAACATCTCCACCTTCATGTGCGTGAGTTACGCCATCATCGTGAGTGTGTTCCATATAGTCATTACCGTGAGCATGTCCACAATGCGGACACACTTTATCTACATTAATAGGTGTTATTATAAACCCCATTCCACAGTCTTCACACTTCATTTTTTTTTCTCCTCAATTTCATAGAAGAACTTGTCGGTATCCTCTGTCCGCCATGCTCTACTATCTTCTACATTCCATTCATTCGTTTGCACTTTCCAGTCAGGAGTCTCATCTTTTACTGTAAAAGATGGTATGTCCCATATACATCTGTTGTTGGGTTGTGCAGCAAAATTGCCATCATCTAAAGCAATTATGTGAGCGCACTTATGTTCGTGCGGTATCTCTGAATGATCAGTGTCAAGTATGTTACTCGCTGGATGAGCAAAGTCAACCGTAAATAAATATTTTCCCGGATGCCATTTTTTGTCTTTACCTATATACTTTCCGGCCTGTCCGTCTAGGATATCCCAACGATGAACAGAAGGATAATAAGAAAAACAATTCCAGAGCTGTAATTCATCAAGTCGTCTTGCGGGCACGTCGGATGGCTCAAATCCCTTTTGAATAAACGCGCTAATTGGTAGGCGATAAAATATTGCACCGTTTTCCATAATAGCATGCCATAGTATGGCCCTTCCCGTAAGTGCAGATAGACCGAATATAATACAGTCTTCAACTTCGCCATGATGTTTTTGTAAGTCATAAAGATACTCCCTTTTTATTTGTGCATAAGTCGGTGGTATGTTTGCATTTAAGTAAGCCATGTTTGAATACTATCATCAAAGTCTCTGTAGTCTATTGTAATTTCGTCGCCTATATTTATATTTTTTAAAGCTATGCCATCATCGTTCACACTAGGGTTGTCACTGTGATTCATATATTTTTCATTGTCTAAACCTAATACAAGTATATTAGAATTTAATCTTCTTTCATAAGCATGGGTGTCTATAAGTTTTGCTAAAGCTAACGGCATTTGTGGTAATTTATTTTTATTAAATTCCATTTCAAACTCAGGTCTTTCTTCTTTTATCTTTTCACCTTTTTTTATATTTTCTTTTGAAAAAACTCCAACACCATGTATTTTACTTTTATCTAAATAAGTATCTATTAAAAACATTATTTAATGCTACCCCAATTAGGACCAGCTTCGTAGTCTACCTTATTTGGTATCTTCAAGTCAACTGCATTTTCCATTACATCTTTTATTTTAGCTGCTTCTAAATCATTGATAACAGATATATCTAGCTCATCATGTACCTGTATGTGTGGTGTAATACCTTCTTTATATAATTCTAACATAGCTTTTTTAGTCATGTCAGCAGCTGATCCTTGTATGAGTTTATTTAAAGCTTTGTATGTAAATGCTCGACGTGTTGGATTGTTATGCCAATAATTTTTTTTAGGATTACCATCTTTATCTTTTAGTATCTCATCCTCATCGTCTTTTAAGTATGGTCCCATCTTTTGTAGATCCTGCATACGCTCTTCGTCTTCAGGTGGTATGTATTTACCCCAGTCACTGCCGCGTAGTATTGGTTCGTATTTAGGAAATCGACATCTTCTACCCAACAAAGTTTTAATCTGTCCTTTGTTAGAGGCAGCTTTCATAACTTCATTCATCAATTGTTTTACGAATGGAACTCTTGAGTGATACTTGTCAAATAATTCCTCTGCTTTAAATTTAGATACACCTAACTCTGCTTGTAGTTTAGCTTTACCCATACCATAGAACAAACCTAAGTTAATTACTTTAGCTTGTGATCTTGGTATCTCTGCCATCTCTGCAACTATTTTGTGAAAGTCTGTTGATGAATCTGTATCGTATGAATCTGCAATTGTATTTACAGACGGTAAACCATAACGTAGTGCATAGTGTGCTACAAGTCTTGGTTCCTGTTGCGAGTAGTCAAAACAACCCCACTTGCATCCTTGTTCAGGTATGAACAAACTTCTTATCATTGGACCCAACACAGGATCACGTGCAGGTATTTGTTGTAGGTTTGGATTAGCATAACTAAATCTACCTGTGATCGTTCCTCCATCATCAGATCTAATTTGATTTATTTCTGCATGGATTCTACCTTTGTGTTCATGTTTTAATATCGTATCAATAAACGTTGTGTTTATTTTATTAATCTTTCTTGCTTCAGCTATCTTTTGTATGATAGGATGTTCGTGATTTGAAAGGAAATTTTTAGTAAACGATGGCTCACCGGATTTCGCAGTACGTTCGTAAGATAGGTTTAGCTTTTGAAAAACTTTTTCAATCGACCTTGCTGCCCATATTTGGGTGTCTATTTGTGTTTCTTGTTGAACTTCTCGCAATAACAGTTGCTCTTGTCCAATCAATTCCTTACGCAACTCGTAAGCTCTTTGAGTATCTACGCGAACGCCTAGGTAACGCATATCAACGAGACAAGGAAAAAGATCCGTTTCAAGATTAAAAATCTTTTCGAGATCATTTTCTATAATTAATTTTTTTACATGCTGCCAAAGTTTAAAAGTTAATTCTGCATCTTTCTCAGCGTACGCTCCAACCTCATGCGCAGGTAATCTCCACATGTCAGCTTTTGCATCTAATCCTCTTGACTTAGCAGCTTCGTTTAGTGCTCGTTCGTTTTTACCTTCGTTTAAAAAATGCCAAGACAAAGTATTTAGTGTGTATGAAAATCTGTTCTCATCCAATAGTGAACACGCAATCATTGTATCTACTATTAAACCATTGATATTTAAGCCTAAACTACGTATCCAACATACGTCATACATGGCATTATGAAATATTTTTGTAGCTGGACATTCAAGAATATCTTTAAACCATTCTATAGTTTTATCTCTATTCATATTAGGTCCCTCTTGGTGAGCAATAGGAAAATACCATTTGTCATTATATGTAGCCACAGCTATACCAACAACTTCACCATTACCAATAACTGCACCAGATCCTTTTGATTTTAAATCTGGATCTCTTGTTTCCAAGTCTATTGAAATCTCATCGTAAGATCTAAGATCAGGATACTCTGTAGGTTGAACCCATTCTGTTTGAGGCAATATCATTTATTCTTCATGTCTCTCATTTTTTTTAATTCTAATTGGCAGTAGTGTATTATCTTTTTAATATCCTCTGCACCACCTTTACGTTGATAGCGACAAACGTATTTAACAACGTTCCCTTGAAAGAACGATAGATCGTTTTTAGAAATAAACTCGTAAGGTTGAATGGGAAACTTAGTGTAATGATTCCCTCCGACCTGAGTATATTGTGGAAACGCTTCGTCCAATATATTTTTATCTGTCATAGTTGATACTCCCTTAATTTCTTTTTTGCTCTCAGTTTGTATAGATTATTTCGTGCTCTCGTAACTCCAACATACCACACTCTATGCTCTTCATCTTGTTTGTCAACACTTGATTTAATTCCTTGTTGTACAGTACGCCCTTGGTGCAAAGATAAAATTACATTATCTTCTTCACCACCTTTTATTGCATGAATAGTTGATAACCATATTCTTGCTTTTTCTTTTAAGTTTTCTTTAGATGCAATTAAATTTCTTAAATATAAAATTTCTTTTTGATCTGCCACGAACTTGTCGTACCATGGAATTTTAACATCCCAATTACCTGTAGGTATAAATTCTTTTATTGCACTTATTTCTTTCTCATCTAATATTTCACCCATTGTCCATTTGGTATACGCAGCTGCAGCTTCGTACATACCAACTTTAAAACTTTTACCTTTGTTACTTTGATAATAAAAATTTTTACGTTTTAAGTCTTTCATGATATCTAACAAATTGCTTTTAGTTCTCGTAAGTATCAACCACTTACCTTGTGTAAGGTCAACCTGATTAAGATCAGATATATAATGTGACTCACCTTCGTGGTCTCTTGGATAATATTTTTTTAGTTTTCTAATTCCAATAATATTATTAATAGGTCTTGTCGATTCTTCTTGAACAGCTTTTGATATACGTCTTGATCTTCTTAATACAATCTCTCTTGCAGGTTCTTTTACAAATCTAGTTACGTCGGCTCCAGCCCACGCATAGATAGCTTGATCGTCATCACCTGCTAAATACATTTGTTCACAATGATACTTTAATTTATCATATAGCTGCCACTGTAATGGTGATAAGTCTTGTGCTTCATCAATAAATATAGCTTTAAATACTGGTATCTTGTTAGAGTTTAATACTGCTTTTACAATATCGTTAAAATCAAAAAGATTGTTTTTTTCTTTGTATACCTGAAGATTTTTATAAATGTGATTTAATGTATCAAAATCATTAACTTGTTTTTTATCATGTTCGTTTAAATCAAACTCTTGTCGTATGGTTATATCTTTGTTTATTGATCTCTGTATCATTTGAAAGTATGGGTTGTTGCAAGTTAAGAAATGTGTTTCCTCTTCGTTGTACTTATCTGAAAATGAAACTCTTATATTTAATTTTTTACCAAGGTCTTCGTAATGATACGGCTGCATGATGTCTTCTTCATTTAATCCAAGTAAGTGATAACAGAATGCGTGTATTGTTTGAAAGTATGGAACTTCTTTTTCAGATACATCAATTCTCTTACGTGCTTCTTCTGCTGCTTTTCTGGTAAATGCAAAGTAACCTATCTTATGTAAAGGCACACCAATACGTTCGTACGCTTTTACACGTCTAATTAATCTAAATGTTTTACCGGTGCCAGGTGGTCCGTATATCTTATTGATCTTTTCCATTGGCTTTCTTAAACCCATCCTTGAGTGATCCAGTCCAGCCATATGATCCATGATGTGTTGTTTGTCCATCAACTACTCCATAAAATTTAAAACCTGATTTTTTAATTAAGTTACAAAAATTAACATCTT